GTAAGACAACTCAATATAATTTAGAGTTACCAAAATTTTGTTCTAATTGTGGGCAATCTTTTAATAAAAAATTAAATAATAATGCATTAAAATTAAAAGAAAAAATAAATAATATAAAAGAAGATGTTGATAATTTAGATTTTGAAAATTTTAGCAATATTAATTTTAAAAAAATTAAACCATCTTTTAAAATAGATATATATAAAAATCAAAATGAAACCTTTGGAAATTTAATAGATAATCCAAGTAAACCAATTGATATAAGTATTAAAAATCAAGACCATAAAACACCTGAGCAAATTTTAAATGAATTTCAAAAAGAAGCGGGTCTCTCAAGACCTAAAGAATAATATATGCCTCGTAAAAAAATTGATAGACCAAGTTTTGATGAGTCAATAGATATTATTAATTCAGAAATTCAAAAACGTAAACATCGTTGGCATCTTACAGCTATTGCTTGGATGGATTTCGAAGACGTGGCTCAAAGATTAAGAATTCATATTTATAAAAAATGGTTAAAATGGGACCCCAAAAGACCTTTGAGACCATGGTTAAATCAAGTCATTAATCATCAAATGACAAATATGTTAAGAAATCACTACTCTAATTTTTCTAGACCATGTTTAAAATGTCCATTTAATACTGGTGAATATGGATGTTCTATTTATGGATCGCAAAATAATTCTTGTAAAGAATATAAAAAATGGGAGAAAAGTAAAAAATCTGCATATGATGTTAAATTTCCATTAAGCATTAATAGTCCAAATTATGATAATCCAGAAACAACTTTAGAAAGTATTTTACATGATACTGAATATTCTATTAATATAGAAGAATTGATTCCATTATTCCATGAAGTAATGAAAAAACATTTAAGTAATATTGAGTGGAAAGTATATGATTATATGTTTTTACAACATTTAGAAGAATCAGATGTTGCAAAAAAAATGGGTTATAAATTAAGTTTAAAAGAAGGACGTCCAGCATATAGGCAAATCAGTAAAATTAAATCAAAAATCTTGCAAAAAGCACGCGAAATTGTAAAAGATATATTATAATGGAAGAAACACTCACATTAGAACAGCAAAATAGAGTTAAAGAATTTTTGCAAAAAAATCCAAATGCAACTCTTACTGAAATTACCTCTTATACTTATGATAATGAAAATATAGATAGTCGTAGTAAAGAGGGTCGTATACTAAAGCAATTTTTATTAGATAATAATATTGAATATAAAAATCGTTCTGTTTTTCAAAGAGATCGTGTTAAACTAACCACCGAACATGAAGAATTTATAAAAAATAATTATAAAAATCAACATTATCTTGATATGGCTAAAATATTATTTAAAAATAATAATTTAACACATTTAAGTTTAGAAGCTAGAGAAGTAAATAAATTCATAGAAGAGTTACAAAAAAAAGATCCAACTTATTTAGATACAACTATATACACACCAAAAGAAGCTGTTCATAATCCTATTGGAGAATATTTTCCACCACGCAGAATGGATCAAACATTATATAGAATTAATAAATATCTTAATTTAGGATGGGAAGATAAAAAATTAAAAGCTGTTCAAATTAAACAAGTTGAAATGCTACAAAGATATTTAAATACTTTTAGTTTTTGTTATCAAATTAATACATATCGGCGCGATGATGATAGAAAACTTTTTGAAGACGCTTTTATTCGTTATACTTATGATAAAGATGATCTAACACAAGAAGAACTTGATCAGTTTATTACCCTTTGCACGGAAGTTGTCACAGCATCTACAATTCTTCAACAAGTAGAAGATTTACGACAATTATTAAGACAAGCTTCTGAAGAGGATGAGGGGCGTAATATTAAGATGAGCCTTAATGAGGCTATTAGTAGTCTTCAGACTGAATATAACCAATGCCGCACAAGACAGAATAAATTATATAAATCACTTGTAGATGATCGTTCTAAAAAACTACAAGAACGTAAACAAGAAAATGCAAGTATTCTTAATCTTGTCCAAGCATGGAAAGATGAAGAACGTCGAAAAAGTATTATCAATTTGGCGGAAGCTCAAAAACAAAATCTTGAAGAAGAAGCGAAACGTCTTTCATCTATGGATGAATTAAAAGCAGTTATTCGTGGAATTGATATTGATGAAATGGTACATGGTTAGTATAATATATTATGGATAAGAATAAAATATATTTAAAATGTAAAGTTTGTGGCGAAGAGTTTAATTATTACGCCGAACTTCAAAAACATTTAAGGTATTATCATAAATTATCCGCTAAAACCTATTTTGAAACATGGATTAAACGGATTGATCGTTTTAATGGTACTAAATTAGAATATAAATCATTTGATCAATATATTACGTGTGATTTTATTGATAAAAAAAACTATAAAAATTGGTTAAAAACATTAACCCAAGAAGAGTGTATAGATTATTTTAAAAGTAAAATAGGGCAATATTGTAGTTTAAAAAATATGGATACTGCACCTGGTCAAGTAGAAGCTCAAAGTATTAATTGTCTGTTACCAGTAAGTACAATGGAAGCTTTTTCTGGAATCGATTATAATGATTTATGCAAAAAAATTGGATTGTATTCCAGATTTAATTATAAAATTCCAGACGAAATTCCTTTCACGGCAATTCCACAAATTATTGTGGATAGTCGTGAGCAAAAACCATTTAAATTTGATAAATATACTTTAATTCAATCTAAATTAGAATATGGGGATTACTCTCTTCATCCTAGTAATAAATTAGCGGTGGAACGCAAAAGCTTATCTGATTTATATGGAACTTTGAGTGGTGGTCGTGAAAGATTTGAGCGTGAAATTCAAAAGGCTAAAAAAATGGAAGGTTATATTGTAGTAGTTGTAGAATCAACTTTAAATAATATGATGTATCAAAAACAAAAATTTGGTAAAGCCTCTGGAGAATTTATTGCCCACAATATGAGACAATTAATTCGAAAGTACGATAATTTACAATTTGTTTTTTGTGATGGCCGTGAAGAAGCTAGAGACAAAACTCTACATATTTTAGCGATGGATACACAAGTATTTAGTATAGATTTACAATATTATTTTGATACAATATGGCCCTTATAGCAGGAAAACAGCAAAAAAAAATTACTGAATCTGTAAATAAAGAGCTTTTAGAATTAAAAGGTGATTTAACAGACCAAGAGGCAAGAATTTCTCTTGCTAAATTTTTACGATATAATTTAGGTTTTACTACTGATTTAGCTTTAGGGCTTACATTAGAATCTTATCAAGAATTAACACTAAATTCTTTTTTTAATAGAAATTATTGTATGCTTGTATGGGGTCGTGGTTGTGCAAAAAGTTTCTGTGCTGCAATTTATTGTATTTTAAAATGCATGTTTGAACCTGGAACTAAAATTCTTATTGCTTCTATTAACTTTCGTACAAGTCGTCGCGTTTTTAATGAAATAGAAAAATTTTTAAGTTCTCCACAGGCGGCATTGGCTCGTCAATGTTTTGGGTTAAAAAGTAAACGTAATGACCAGTACGAATGGGAAATAAATGGCGGTAGTATAACTGCTATCCCATTAACTGGTGAAAAAATTCGTGGTATTCGTGCCAACGTATTAATTTTAGATGAATTTTTATTATTACCCCCAGATATTATTGATAATGTTCTTATTCCATTCTTGAGTTCTCCAAGGGACGTCGGAGAAAGAATTCGTATTAGAAAACTAGAAGAAGAATTAATAAAAAAGGGATTGCTACATCCAGATAATAGACAAATTTTTGAAAATACTTCTCAAATGTTGGCTTTAAGTTCTGCTAGTTATACATTTGAACATTTATTTCGTGTTTACCAACAATGGTCACATTTAATAGAACACCCAGAAGAACAAGAAACAAAAGAAGGAGAGTTGCCTGGAACTTATTTTGTTTCACAGTTAGGATATGAAGCACTTCCTTCGCATATGGTTGACCAAGCTGCCATTCAAGTGGCTAAAAGTGGTGGAAGTTCACATCATTCATTTTTACGTGAATATTGTGCCCGTTTTATTGATGGTGGAGATAGTTACTTTTCACCCAAAAAAATGCATGAGTGTACGATACCAGATGGCGAATATCCAACAACTAAAGTAGTAGGGGATAGCGATAAAAAATATATTTTAGCAATTGACCCAAACTTTTCATCATCTAAAGTTGCTGACTATTTTGCAATGAGTCTTATAGAGCTAGATGAAGAAAAAAAACAAGGGATTTTAGTTCATGGTTATCAAGCTGCTGGATCTTCCTTACAAGACCATATTAAGTATTTTTATTATTTATATAAAAATTTTAATATTGCTATGATTGTAATAGATCATGCTGGTGCTGATACATTTATAGATGCTGTTAATAACTCTCAATTTTTTAAAGACATGAATCGTAAAATTGGTTTTGTAGATTTTGATTCTGATAAAGAAAACGAAGATTATACAAAAATGTTAAAAGACTGTGCTCGTCAATATAATAAAGATTTTGGCAATATTTGTATTAAACAATATTTTACAAGTTTCTTTTTAGGTCGTGCCAACTCCTATTTACAAACTTGTATTGATCATAAAAAAATATGGTTTGCTTCAAGGGCTAGTAACCATCCAGATATTTTAGAAAATATTTTTACAATGAATCTTCCAATGGAGTATATATACCCAAGAGGAATCGGTGATAAGGCTGATAATGAATATGAAACTAAAAAATTAACCGTCAGAGAATTTATTGAGCAACAAGATTTTATTATTCAGGATACTAAAGATCAATGCGCTAATGTGGAAGTTACCACAACATCTAGAGGTACTCAAAGTTTTGATCTGCCATCTCATTTGAGAAAATCTACAAGTGTAAATAGGGCTAGAAAAGATAATTATACGACTCTTATGCTTGGAAATTGGGGAGTTAAAGCTTATTTTGATATAATAGCCCCAGAAAATTTTGTAAAAAAGAATACGGTATTTGTTGCAGAATTAATCTAATAAAATATAAGATTTTAGTGTAATAAACTATTATAATAAATTATGGCACGTAATAATAAAAATATTAAATTTCCCGAACCACAGGTGATTGAAGGATCTATAAAATCAAAAGATACTATAGAATTAAAAGCTAGTCGTGGAGAAGTTAACACATCTGTTAGAAGAAATAGGGCATCTACTATTTCAAGAACGGATAAATATAAAAATATTGAAGGTGGAGTTATTCCTTTTATTTATGGGGGTGGTGCTGGAAAATATAGTTCAAATATAAGTATTCGTGATACTATTGTTTTGTGTCAAAAAGCATATTATAATTTTTCTATTTTTAGAAATACAATTGACCTAATGACAGAATTTAGTTGCTCACCAATTTATTTTACTGGTGGGAATGAGCAGTCTAGAAAATTTTTCCAAGCATGGGGAGATAGAATTAATCTATGGCGTTTACAAGATATGTTTTTCCGTGAGTTTTATAGAAGTGGAAATGTTTTTTTATATAAATTACATGCAGAATTTACTAAGCAAGATATGAGAGTAATTTCTGATTTAATTACTACCGAAGCTCGTTCTGGGGAAATTCCAATTAGATATATTCTTTTAAATCCATCTGATATACAAGCTATTGGATCAGCCTCATTTATTACCCCAAGATATGTTAAAATTTTAAATGATTTTGAAATGCAAATCTTGACAAACCCACAAACCGATCAAGATAAAGAATTATCAACAAGAGTTAAAAATATTAAAGATTTACAAGATAAAGCAAATACAAGTATGACTAATCAATACATGGTATTTGAATTACAACCAGAAAAATTTATACCTATTTTTTATAAAAAACAAGATTACGAACCATTTAGCGTTCCGATGGGTTTTCCAGTTCTTGAAGATATTAACTGGAAGCAAGAACTTAAAAATATGGATATGGCTATTAGTCGTACTATCCAACAAGCAGTTTTACTTGTTACAATGGGAAATGATGAAATAGGGATGCCAACTAAAGATCAAATAGGAAACTTAAGAAAAATATTTGAAAATGAAAGTGTAGGTCGTATTTTAGTTACTGATTATACAACTAATGTGAAATTTATTATTCCAGAAATTGGTCAAATTTTAGATCCAAGAAAATATGAAGTTGTAGATCGTGATATTCGTTATGGTCTTAACAATGTCCTGTTCGGAGAAGAAAAATATGCAAATACAAGTACAAAAATAGAGGTATTTTTATCACGTTTAAAACATGCTCGTGAAACTTTTATGAATGATTTTCTTTTGCCAGAAATCAAACTTATTGCTAAAAATTTAGGATTTAAAAATTTACCAGTTCCAAGATTTAAAGATGCTGATTTTAAAAATGACGCAAGTTTAACCCGAATTTATTCAAGAATGATTGAACTTGGAGTATTGACTCCAGAAGAAGGTATTACTGCAATAGATACTGGACGTTTACCACTTCCAGAAGAAAGCGTTAAATCTCAAAAAGAATTTATTAAACTTCAAGACGAGGAAGGTTTATATAGACCATTATTAAATAAACCACAAGGAATGGGTGGTTCATCTTCAAGTGAAACTGGTCGTCCAGCTGGAACTGGAACGCCGCAAATAACAAAAACTCCAGGAAAAATAGGGGTAAAAGCGAGTAATAATAAATCAAAAGTAAATGCAGATCTTGTTGCTAAAAATTTAATTAAATTTGATCAATTAGTAGAATCAGTTAGTACTTATTTAAAAGAAAAGTATAATAGAAAAAATCTTTCTAAAGATCAAAAAGAAATAATTAAAACTGTAGCAGAAACTATTGCTACTAATGAAAACCCAAAAGATTGGACGAATAAAATTGAAAATTATATTAGCAAGCCAGTAGAAATAACTGTAAATATGAATGAAATTCAAGCTATTGCTGAAGAATATGGTATTGATTATAAAACAGCAATTCTTCTTTATCATAGCAGAATGGAATAAATATGGGTAAAAGTCTAATACGTAAAAATCAATTAAGTACAGATATTGCCGATCTTGTTGGGCAGTATGGTAGTGGATTTTTTGTATCTACATCACAAACTGGAAGTTTTACAGCTAGTTTAACTGGCGCAAATGTTGTATACACAACTGGAGATCAAACAGTTAGTGGATTAAAAACTTTTGAAGGTTCAATTGCTTTTTATAAAGATGGTTCATTATATTTTGCTGGATATGATGATTATGGAACACAAATAAATGGAACTTCAAGTGGTGTAACATTAAGTACATTTCAAAAACCAACTGATATTACTGTAAGAACTAATTTTGTAGGTGGCAATTATGATAATATTATTTCTATTGTGAACTCATATTATACTGATACTATTTTTGGCCAATCTATTAACTCTACAGATGATATTGGAGATCAAATTATTATATATCAAACTGGTTCTATATATGGAGTTCCAGGTTCCAAAGGTCCATACTTAAGACTTGGAAAGCATAATATAATTTCAGAAAAAAGTGATAGTAAACTTGGTATTGGAACTACATTTCCACAAGAAAAAGTTCATATTAGTGGGGGAAATTTGCGCGTTGATGGCGGCACAAGTTTTTCAAATCGCCCTACAGTTAATGGAACTGGTGTTTTATTACAGGGTGAAGCAACTGCTGGTGGTTCAGTCACTGGTGTCGTTTATACCACGGGAAATCAAACAATTAGTGGTACTAAAACTTTCGTATCTAATACAGTTCTTTATTCTGGTATTAATGTTACATTTGACAAAGACACAAATGTGATATTCTCTGGAACTCCAACTTTTAATTCTGGAATTAATTCAAATATTTTATTTAATAAGCAAACAACTAATTTTAATTTTGATAATAGTATGAATGGCAAGATGATACTTGTAAATTCGGCGTCAACTGTTACTGCAACTTTAGTTGGCGGATTAAAAGATGGATATAATGTAAGTTTGACTCAAGTTGGCGCTGGAAAAATAACTATTGCCGCAAATTCTCCCGCATCCAGACAGCAAAGATTAGGCTTATATAGTAGTGCTGGACAATATGCAGTTATTTCATTAATAAACACAGGAAATAATGGATTTTTACTATACGGAGATCTAAACTAATGTTTAATAATTATTCTGCCCATGCTGGTAGTTTAACCAGAGAAGTTGGGCGAACATATTGGAAAAAAGCCATGGGTTCTGAATATCCATTGGAAATTTATAATAATAAAGTATATATGGATTTTTCTGGTGATCCAGGATTTTATATGTATAAATTTAAAAACGGTGCGCAAGTTATTGAAGTTGGCCATAGTTTAAATATTAGTGGTAATTTCGCATTATACCGTGGAAATATATCTGAAGGAAATTATTTTTCAAGAGATGGCGCTATTAGATTTGGATTATTTAACTCTAATAATAATCCTTTAACTATTGATGGACTATCTAATAGTGGTCAATTATTTCGTAATTATGAAGGATATGCTACACTTTTAAGTCCAAGCCGAATAAGATATTCAGCTGGCATTCCAATATTTCCAGTAGAGGTGGATACTACTGCATTCGCATTTAGAATTAGATCTAAAGACCCTGATCCTTTACAGGGAACAGATTTAACTAATTATGGAAGATTAATTAATTCGGTGCAAACATCTGCTTACGGAAATGGGGCTTCTTATTCACCAACCATTTTATCTTCCGATATCTCCCAGGTAACTACACTTCTTACAGTAAGCAATGGAGAGTCTATAAATAATAATATTTTTTATTACACATATTTACTAACAGTAAATAGAACGGCTGATACAACTTGTCAAGTTACTGCATCAGTTAAAAGTGGGGAATCGGTCATATGTTCAACTACAATGTCACATAATTTTACCAGTCCTGCTAATTATTATACATTTGATAATTTTGTTTTTAGATGCAACAGTGCTACTGTAGAAACGGCAATTATAAAAGATTTAACTATTACATATATCTAAATATTACATATCTAGTCTAGAAATAAAGTGTAATTATATGGTAATTGTATGAATCCTGCCATTTATAATTTACCAACTGGATACCGTGGTGACACTTACGGGCCTATTACTTTTCGTTTTTACAATAATTCAGGTAGTGGTATTAATTTAAGTGGAACTTCTGGAGCTTTACAGGTAAGGCAGGCACAAGATTTACCAGTTGTAGTGCAGTGGATAACCGCTGATAATTCAATGCAAATTAGCGGAAACACTGTAACACTTTCACCACGTTCTGGTAATTGTATGCGTATGATGCCAGGAAATTATTCTTATGATTTACAATTAGTCTCTGGTGCTTTAACTCGAACATATTTAAAAGGAATACTTCCAATTGAAGGGGATATAACTAGCGTATAATATGTCAGATGATATTTATATTAATATAGATGATGAGCAGCCCAAACCAGTTGATGTAGTTCAAGTTGAGTTTGATAAGCAGGACGTTTATATAGAAGTTCAACAAGATTATGCCCCAGTCTTGGCGGTCAATGGTAAAGTTGGATATGTAACTTTAAATCCAAAAGACTTTGGGTTTGATTCAAGCAACGTGGTCTACATTACTGGAGATCAAACTATTAGTGGAAATAAAAATTTTAATGGAAATATAAATTTAACTGGGCAGCTTAATCGTATTGGTTATGGACAATATATTTATCTTGATCAAGAATATATTTATTTTAAAGGGCAAGAAGGTACAGTATTCCTAAGTACAGAAGAATTCATTCTTAATGATTATAGTGGAGTACCATCTATTGGCTGGCATGCAAGAGCTTTAACAAATCAAAATGGCGATATAGTTTTATATTGGACTGGAAATAATATTGATTTTTTAAAGCGTCCATTAGTAAATAATACTGGAGTACTTTTAATTGGTGAAGCTTATCCATCTAATAATCCAAGTGGATTTATTACTAGTATACAAAATATTGTTTACACTACTGGAAATCAATCTATTAGTGGTAATAAAACTTTTTTAAGTGGAATCTTTGCGCCGAATTTAGTTTATACGACGGGAGCCCAAACTATTAGCGGTTCAAAAATATTTAGATACGACACAAATCAATCTTTTAGAGTAAATAATAAAAATAATAGTTCAACAGAAGGCTATATAAATATCAATGAATATAACGCTCAATTAGGCTACGCTTCAAATTCAATAGTCCCTGATTCTTATGGTATTACAGTTAATGGTCCATTATTTCTTAATAATGATTTAATTAGTAATAATAGTGATTTATATTCAAGAATCTTATATATAAATAGTATATTTGACCAAGAAGACAGTTCAAGTTCAATAGAAATGCATTCTGGCTCTATTATTTTAAAGCCTAATGCTGCTGGTGCAATTGGTTACGTAAGTATAGAACCACCTTTTGATTCACCATTTATAGAATTACGTGTTAAAGGTAATGTTTACGCAAATAATTTAGTTTACAATACTGGAAATCAAACGATTAGTGGCGTAAAAACTTTTGAACTGCGCCCTACTGTAAATGGGACTGGCGTGCTTTTAAGTGGCGAGGCTTCTTCAATAACTTTGCCAGATACAATTGTATACACAACTGGCGATCAAGCCATTAGTGGTAATAAAACTTTTAATGATGCCATTTTATTTAAAAAAGGTGATATGACTATTGGACATATTACTGGAAGCTATAATGGGGATGATGTTAATAGTTTAGAATTTAGAGTTAATCCAGCGAATGGAAATGAAGGATATATTAACATTAAATATTTAAATAACGGATTAAAAATAGGGGAGGATGGTGTTAGTTTAATAAATAATGCTGGTGGGTCAACCTATATTACCAGCAATATCAATTCTCTACTCATTGAACATCCAAGTGTTTATATTAATTCTTCGGATACTAATTTTAATAGTCGTCCAAAAGTTAATAATAGTGGCGTTGTTTTAATTGGCGAATTACCTATCATTGGATCGGTTCAGCATATTGAAAATAGTAATAATATTGTACTTGATATGTCTACTTATGATACATTTAGAGTTACAGTAACAGAACCTACAACATTTACATATGAAAATTTTAAAGAAGGACAGTCAATAAATATATATTTAGTTGCAGCTCATAATGGTCATGTGCAACATACATTCCCAACCGATACAACTTTCGCAGAACTTGGAGACGCAAATACTATATATTCTTTTGAAAATTATACAACAAGAATTTTATTACAAAAAATTGGAGAAGAAGTAATTAATTTTTCATCTATAAATATTACTCCCGATAGTTTAATTAATTTTCCAGCATTTCATGTAATGACTGTTGATTCTACAATTAATGATATTCTTGCTGAAGTTGCTGAAGCAGAGGATTCTTATTATTTATACCCCCCATTTGACCCATCAATTACAGATTATTATGTTTATACAAGTCAAACAGGAAATTCTGAAATTCCAGCGTGGTCAATATACGTAAATGAAAACAAACAATCTAACGAATCTAATAATATTCAAGTATTAAAAGCTAATGATCTTGTAAAAGTTACCGATGGAACAAATTCATATTTTATAAGATTTACTCCAGATGATGTATATACAATTACTCCGACAACCACCCCAACTGAAAATTATAAAGATGGTTATTATCTAGCTGGTTTTTATGGTGTTGGCAGTGATTATTATTATATTTTTGATAAAAATGGTGTTCCAGTTTGGTATTTTAAAAATGATACTGATCCATTAAGTTTACATATAGGTAATAATAAAAATAAAATTGTTACAAATCCTTGGGCTAATCAAACTAGAAGTATTTTAAATATTAAAAATACATATATTACTGGAGTTGATTATAATCCAGTTGATGACTCTAATGAAAACACGGTTAGTGGTCCATTTATGTGGGATAATCACGAAGCCCAAGAACTTTCTGGACCACTAAGCAGAAAAGGAAATTTTATTGGGGGTGGGTATGTAAATGATGGATTTTATTTACAAGAACAAAGCCCATCTGGAACTCTCGTTTGGGATTGGTACAGTATTGAAGCATTTTCAGATACAGATTATGAAAGATATCATTTAAATTCTATTGATGTTCATCCTATAAATGGTGATATTATTTGTAGTTTAAGACACACGAGTAGTATTGTATGCATTGATTACCAAACTAAAAATGTAAAATGGGTACTTCAAGGAAGTAATCCATTTGGAGTATTTGGAGATACTGGTAATGCACAACCATTATACAATTTTGCCCAAGGAACAAGAACAGAAAATACACAATGGATTTCTGGGTCAAATATTATTGGAGAGCCAGAATATGATGGCAATCCATATAACGGAACTTGTGCGCAACACGATGCAAGATATCATACAGGTATTTTACCAATAAGCGGTGCTAATAATGTTATTATATCCATATTCGATGATCAAACAAATAATTTCCCATATAGCCGTGGTGTTATCTACGAAATAGACGAAGAAAATGGGGTTGCATATCATAGATTTTCTATATTTTCGGATCATGAAAATAGTCCAAGTCAACCACAATCCCAATTTATGGGTTCGTATACAGTATTGAAAGAAACTGATAATAGTTACTCACATATTATGACTCTTGTAGGTAGTAATAATTCTGTTATTGAATACAATGGTGAAACAATTCCAAACAATGATTATAATACAGCAAATAAAGTATTAGCTTTTGATACTAGCTCAGATGGCAATTTGACAAGTAATATTTATAGATTTATAAAAGTTCCAACAGGTCATTTTAATATAAATAATTTAAGAAATACCGCTGGGCTTCCAGTAAATACTAAATTAACTAGAACATATCAAAATTTAACAATAGATATAATTTAATAAAAACTCATGTGTAAATATTATATAAAATGAATACGAAAACAAAATATTTAACAACAGATATATTTTTATTTTTTTTAATTATATTTTTTAGTATAGTAATATTTTATCCATATAAAAAAATACAATCAAATATGGATTTTATAATTTTTAATGAAATTTCTGAATTTCCAGCGTACCCATTTCCAAAACCAATACCAACAAATTATATTAAAAATATAAAAGTTACTAATAGTATTATAAATACAAATAAATAAAATGCCACTCTCAATAGATATATTTAATAAAAAAGTCTTGTCCAGCCAAAGCCGCTTTGGGACTTATAATCTTCTATTGAGTGGAGAAATTTCATATCCAATTCAATTACAAACGTCTAATTCTACAGTAAATATAGAGGCAGATCTTTCTAATACTTTTTATGGAGAAGTAACTGGTAGCAAAACTTTTACTTATACAAATTTTCAAACAGGACAATATATTAATCTATATTTAAAAGCCAATCATACTGGTAATGGAATAGAACATACATTTCCCAGTGGTACACTATTTGATAAATTCGGAGTAGAAAACAAAATTTATACGCACAGCGGATATATTACAAAAATAGAACTTACAAATAATCCTTATGGATATTTGGGTAACTCTAGTTTAATTAAATATGATTATCCGTCAACTGGAACGCCGACTGGAACGCAAACTGATCCATACTCTGATTATGTGACATTATTAATGCATTTTAATACAACTGGTATAGACCCAATCCCGACTGGCGCACTGGCTTTCTGGAAGTTGGATGATGTTACAGATTCGATAAATGGAAATACTCTTACTAATAATGATGGTGTACAATTTGTTGCTGGTAAAATTGGAAATTGTGCGCTGTTTGATATGTCAAATACTTTATCAAATAGCACCTTATCACCGCAATTTAATCCATATGGATCAACTGGAGAATTCACTATTTCAATTTGGGTAAATCCTAATAGTTTTAGTAATTATCAAGCATTTATTGGCGGACCTCAAGCATCAACATTTACTATTCATACAGATGAGGATGGAGGCAAA